ACCAAACGTGCGCGAAGCAAGTTGGGTTGGGGGGGTGTCCCCCAAAAAAACGGGGAATTCCCTTTGGGAAGGTAAAAAAATGACGAACAGACTGCCACCAGAACTGCATTTGGTTCACGGGACAAAGCAATCCCACAACGCTACACCACTGCCGGAAAAGGTGCGGCAACGCATTCCCAAGGCAACTTGGATTGATGACCCCAAAAGTTGGGACAGGACGAAATTCATTGCGGAGACAGCCGATTTTCTTTGGGATACATATGGCATTGGGTCAGATCAAGATAAGCACATCTTGGGTGCGCTAGCCACTCAGATTGATGTTTACGTGAAATGTTGGGAGGGTGTCCAAAAAGGCGGCGTAATCACGGTGTTCAACAACGGTCAGACAGTTGGTCCAAATCCGTTCCTAACAGCCGGTGACAAGGCGCTGTCTCGGGCAATCGTGCTTATGAACGAATTAGGGTTGACCCCTAGAGGCCGCTTGGCTACCAACAAGCAAGAGGGCGGCAAGTATTCCAAACTGTTGAGTGGTCCATGACATTTGAAGACGGAATTTTGTATGCGGTTTCTGTTGTCAAAGGAGAAATTGCGGTATGTAGGAACATTAAGCTTGCTTGTCAGCGGTTTCTGAATCAGCTTGAGGACAAGCATTGGGAATATGAGTTCCATACAAAGTATGTAGAGCATTTTCTTGAATTTGCTTCAACACTGCTACACACCAAAGGTCCAGATGCCGGCAAGCCGCTTATCCTTGAGCCTTTTCAGATTCTGATCATCTGCGCCATCTACGGTTTCAGAAGCAAAAAAAATCCTGCTAGGCGTATGGTGACGGATGTTATCGTGTTCATTCCTCGCAAGGCCGGTAAGTCCACACTAACTGCCGCTATTGCGCTGTATGAACTCCAATGGGGGGAAATTGGCGCTGAAGTCTATACATTGGCGACCAACAGAGACCAAGCAAGCTTGGTTTTTCACGCCGCACAGGGTTTTGTTGAGAATATGCCTAGCGATGTAGCGCAACTTTACAACCCAAGCCGCTATCAAATCACCAAGACTGGCGACAGTCAGACTGTGTTTAAAGCCTTGAGCCGTGACACGAAAAAAAGCGGTGACGGTATGAATCCTAGTTGCGTCATCGTGGATGAGGCCGCACAGATTGTAGACCGCAACGCTATTGAGGTGCTTCACTCCGGTATGGTGGCGCGTATGAATCCCTTGAGGATTTACATTACAACAGCCAGTTTTACCAAGGACACTAAGTTTTATGAGGATATGTCTCTGTTGGAGGCAATCCTCAAAGGTGAGGCGGCTGACAATCCCCGTTGGTTTGGTTTGTTGTATGCGCTAGACCCGCAAGACGATTGGCGAGACCCTCAGACATGGGCTAAAGCCAACCCTATGCACGGTATTAGCGTGTTTGAGGAAGCTATTGCGGGTAGAGCAGAGGAAGCAAAACACAAACCGGCGGCGCTGAATGAGTTTTTGTGTAAGACCTTGAACATTTATGTAAGCGCAAATTCAGCTTGGGTTGACCGTTCGTATTGGGATGATTCAGCCGTGTTGAGGCACAACATAGGCCGTGTTCCTGAATCGGTGTTCATCGGTTTTGACTTGGCGGCAACCCGTGACTTGAACGCTGTATGTACGCTGAAGCGGTTTGCTGAAGATGACTATGAGACTGAATTCAAGTTTTTCTTACCAGAGGATGGCTACAACCTGATTCCAAAACATTACATGGATATTTTCCGTGTTGCGCGACAATCAGGGATTCTCCACATCACTACAGGCAACGTGATGGATGACAGGGAAATCAGCGACTACATCTTACAACAGGCGGCTATTTACGACATAAAAGAGATTGGATATGATGCATATAACGCATCCAGTCTTGTGGCACGATTACACGATTCAGGAATGCCAGTAAAACGTGTTGGACAAGGTATGTCTGTATTGAGCAACCCGTCTAAACACGTTGAGAAGCTCATAATGCAACATCAGATAAAACACGATGGCAACCCGTTTCTTGGTTGGCAACTAGGAAACTGCGAATTGTATGAAGATGTGAATGGAAACATCAAGATTCGCAAGAATGAAGCAGACAAATCAGCAAAGGTTGATGGTATTATCAGTTTAATCATTGCGATGCACTGCTCTTTGGACAACGCCGTGGTTAGCGGTTTTGGTTTCCGTTCTTTTTGAGGTGACTTATGGCAATCTTTGATGTTTTCAAACGCAACGACAAAAAATCCGTTGAAAGTAACAGCCTTTTCGGTCAAACTGCGTTAGGAAACAACGTTGTTTACCAAGGAAACAATCAAAATCCGAACGTAAACACGCAAATCCTGTATGTAACTACTGGTGCTACTAACAACGCCGGTAGACCTGTGGATATGTCGCTGTTGACGCGCAACAGCACAATTATGGCGTGTGTAGCGGCAAAAGCACGGGCGTTAAGCCAGTTACCAATTCGTGTTGTAAGCCAAACAGACGATGGTGCGTATGTAGACGCAATCAAATCTGAGTCTGTTGGTCCACGTGATAAAGCCAAGGCAAAACAAGTTGCCAACTTGCTTGCACAGCCAAACAACTTCCAAAGCACATATGAGTTTTGGTATCAGTGGCTTATGTGGTACGAATTGTCAGGCGAAGCCTTCACGATGTGGTGGAGGAAAGACCAAAAGTCTAGTATTGAAACGCCACTAGAGATGTATATTTTGGACAGCACTTTAATTGCTGTCACTATCACGCCTACACGCTACCCTTCATACAGATTGTCTACACCGGCCTACGGTTTCAATCGGGATGAGCCATTAGCCGCCCATCAGGTTATGCACATCAAAGAAATGGCATGGCAAGGTTCAGCCGGTTTCAACAAAGGCATTTTGGCGGCTGAATTGGTGTCTTTAGACCAAGACATTGACCTGTATGCCAACTACATTATGCAGAACGGCGCGAAACCAAGCGGGATGTTTACAACTGAGAACGTAATTCCTGACGCGAAATACAAGGAAATTGCCGCTAGGCTGAAAGAAGCTTGGTCTGCAATGGTAGGTAGCAAGCAGTCAGACCCAAGCAAAGCCGGACAAGGAATGCTGTTAGACCAAGGCATGAAATACACGCCATTGGATATGCTAACCCTGCAAGACACAGATGCGGCAAAGCTGAAAGAACAGACAATGAAGCGGCTTTGCGGTCTGTTTGGCGTACCACCCGCAATGATTGGTATTGCTGATCAAAAATACAACAACACACAGACGATGATGGATGAGTTCTACAAATCGTCTATGTTCCCAATGACCGTCAACATAGCACAGAAGCTAAAACAGCATCTGTTTGTTGGCTACCCGAATTTGTCTATTGAGTTTGACACACGCAACTTCCTCAAAGGCGACCCCTTGAGTCAAATGAATTTTGCTGTGGCGGGTGTTGGCGCGGGAATTATGACCCCCAACGAAGCCCGTGAATATCTCGGGATGCCCAACAAAGAGGGGGCTGACGAACTGTTAGACAACAAAAAACCTGAGCCAATCACCGGTTCAAGCCCACAAAGCACCGGTGGTGGCGGCGGCAGTCAGACAAAAAAGATGAACATTGGCAAATAAAATGCCCAATGATTTTAAAAAGATGGTAGCATTGTTGCAAAGCTACAATCCAAGAAACTCGCCAAAGCGTGGGCGACCTAAGACAATAAACGACATTGACCGAACAAAAGTCGATGAGGTAATCCATGACAAAGAATGTAACGATGGTATGCGAAGCCCAACTCATAGTCGAGGCGCGGGGCATTACAAGCGGAAAAATTGAAGCCACAGTCACTACATGGGGCGCTCGTGAAGGCGCTGATGGTAGGCGATTCAATTATCAGCCCGAAGGATTTATGGATTGGGCTGAGAACTTTGCCAAAGAAGGCAGACCACTCCCAATGTTTGTTAACCATGATGCTGACGCGATTCCTGTTGGCGAGTGGACTTCATTTGAATTCACAGATGAAGGAATGACCGCACAAGGTCGTTTGTACACAAACACAAGCATGGGTTCAGACCTTTACAAGATCATGCAAGAAAGCCCCACTATGTTTGGCGGCGTGTCTGTTGGAGCTTACGCTGAAGACTATCAGATGGTCAACGCTGACGGTGAGCCTGACCAATCGGATGAAGCATATTTTCAAATCACAAAAGGCGGCTTGCGCGAAGTGTCCGTTGTGATGTACCCCAACAATCCCGAAGCAAACGTCAGCAAACTGGAGTATTTCCGGCCTGATGGTTCTGCTGACCTGAAAGTTTTGGAAACAGCCCTGCGGGATGCAGGACTCAACCGAAAGGATGCGGTTGCCGCCGCATCTGTATTCAAGCAAGTGATCGAACAGCGGGATGCTGTAAAGGTTGTGCTTGAGACTGCGCCACAACAGAGTGATTCTGATGCGGAGGCAACCAAAGAAGCTGAAATTCTTGCGGCTCTCGAAGCCCGTGAACTTCTACAAATCCTAGACACACGCCTGAAAGGTTAATCATGTCACAAGTCATTATCGAAAAACTGGACGCTATGGACGCCAAGCAAAGCGAAAGCATTGCCGCCGTTGAAGCAAAAATCCCTGCCGCTATTGAAGCTGTTAAAGTTGAAATGAGCGAAATGATTGCAAGCTTGGAAGCCAAAGTTGCTTCTGTACAAGCACCGGCAATCATCAAAGCACCCGCCAAGACTGTTCGTCAAGACGTTAACCGTTCTGTGCGCGAACAATTGGCAAACTTCTACAAGGCTAACAACCGTGTGGAAAAAGAATTGAAGATGTTTGAAGATGAAAGCCAGTACGGCGCATACCTTGCTGAAGCTTCTGCCCTGACAGGCGGCGGTGATGGTAAGGGCGGTCGCACAGCTTATGATCCTACATTCGTTGCATTGCGTTTGATGAATCCTTTGCGCGGTGTGTCACGCACCGTTGCAACCGATGGTTCAAGCTATCAGTTCCGTGTTAAGACCGGCAACGCTGGTGCAATGTGGGGCTATGGCATCAACAACAACACTTCTTCAGGTGCTAACCCCACCACTGAAGACACTTCAATTTGGCAACTTGTGTTGCAAGACTTGAACGTGCAGTTCCCAATCCGTACAGCCGCTTTGGATGACATTGATGGCTTGGAAGCAAACGTGGTTGATGACATGTTGGCTGAATTCAGTCAGCAAGAAGCCTTGTCCATGATTCAAAATAATGACCAAGGCGCTACTTCATTGCCTTATGGTGGAAGCAACGGTTTGCGCGGCCTAGACCAATATGCCGGTGCAAATTCTACTTACGCCGGTGGTACATCCTCTGTTGCGGCTTTTGGTTCATCTGGTACTGGTTCTACAAGCGGTTTGCACAGCTTGGCTACCTACGACCAAATCACCACTAACGCTAACACTGTTGGCGCTAACAACATCCAGTACAAAGACGTTATCAATTTGATTTACGCTTTGCCACAACAATACTGGACTTCATCTGCTCGCTTCATGGTAAACCCCGTGTTGGCTCAAGCAATCCGTGGTCTGCAAGACACCAATGGTCGCCCAATTTTCAACTCTGTTGAATCTTTGAATCCTGATGGCATTATTGGTCAAATGTTGGGCTTTGATGTGGTTATGAACAAGTATCTCGATACACCTTCACAAACTACAACTGGTTCTGCCGGAACTAACAGCTTGTACCCAATGTACTTTGCTGACTGGTCTCGCTTCCACACAATTATTGATCGCCTGAACATGGTTATGCGCAGATACGATCAGACCCTGCCAGGATATATCACATTCTTTGGTGAGAAACGTCTTGCCACAAGCGTGCGTGATCCTAATGCGGGTGTGCGTTATCGCTCAACAGGTACAGCGACCTAAAAGTTGCGTTGCCATTAGGGGAGGGCGAAAATCCTCCCCTTTTTTTAAAAGGAATCACCATGACCGTCACTAAAAAAATCCTATCAGCAATTCAAGAAACTATCCAAACTGGCCTTCCTGTAAAAGTCGATTTGCGTGAAGCGTCTGCAATTACTGGTTCGGGTGACGGTGTTGGTGGTCGCACATATTTCGATGACGCATTCGCGGCATTACGTTTTGCTAATCCAATCCGTGACAACTCACGTGTTATTAGCGCATCAGGCTCAAGTGTTCAGTTCGTTGCTAAAACGGGTAATGCCGCTAACAGCACAAATCCTTTCGGGTACACAGTCAACCCTAATAGCGGCTCACCAGACATCAACACAACTATATGGCAACTGCCTACACGTGTTATTTCTGCTCAGTTGCCTGTTCGTACTGCGGTAATGTCTGATGTGAATTACCTGAATGAAACGCTTGTTGAAGACTTGATGTTTGAATTCGCACAGATTGAAGGCGCTTCAATGGTGTTGAACAATGACCAAGCGGGTTCAACAACAACATCTAACGGCGGCACAAACGGCCTCCGTGGACTCAACAGCTACCCAAGCGCATCTGCATCAGCTTATGGCTCAAGTGGTACAGCCATCACAAATGGTCGCCATTCGATTGCTACATACACACAAGCGGCGGCGGCGGTTTCCTATTCAGACATTACCGACATGGTTCGTTTGTTCCCTGCTCAGTATTGGAATTTGCCTAACACTGCGTGGATGATGCACCCACAAACAATTCACGAATTACGTAATTTGGGTGGCGCTACTGCTATTAAACAATTCCCTGAAGTTGGTGATGGCGATGGCGGTGCTGTGCTTAACGTGTTCGGTTTCCCTGTTATCGCAAACCCTAACATGTCAACAACCGGTGCGGGTAATTTCAACATTTACTTGGCTAACTGGCCTCGATTCGTCACTATTGCGGATGTGGAAGAAATCACCATTCAAGCAATGGAACAAACACAAGCCGGCTTCATTACGCTATATGCTGAAAAACGTTTGGTCAGCACTGTGCGTGACCCATTCGCCGGCATTCGTTTAGTTGGTGTGTAATGAGCGGAATCGAATACCAACAGGGCGCACCCTTTGGTGCTCAAACCCGCAATCCATTCAACTACGTTAAGGTTGAACAGATCGGGCGCGACAATACAACCGCTTGGTTGACTGCTGAACAAATCAGCCAACAGTTGAATTTGTTTAACGATGAGTCGCAAGACACTTATTTGACAATGATTGAACTTGCAACGCGGCAAGCAATCGAAGATTTGCTGGGTTTAAGCATTTTTCCGGTGACATATAGGGTCTGGTATGGGTCGGAGAGTTTAGCGGCCTCTCCGGTGTGTTTAGACCTGCCGGAAGTGAGCCAAAACGCAAGCCCAACTACCGCACCGTTGTCGATTGATTCGGTCGGATATTGGAATGACAATTTTCCGCCAAGCTTTGTAACCATCGCAAGCACAAATTATTTTTATGACAACTCAGGGAATAAAGTCATTCTCAATAGTTTGCCTACCGAAATAAATTCAAGCATGACCGCGCCTATTGGCGTTACATACACCACTGTTGCAAATCCCATTGCAAATTACCCTGTTGTGAAACAAGCGGGTTTGTTGTTGGTCACGCATCTGTACAACAATCGTAGCGACACAACTGAAGGTATGTTGAAGAAAATTCCTTTTGGCGTGGAAACGCTGTTGCGCCCATACAAACCATTGGTGATGTAAATGGCAATAGCACGGTTTGAAAACATTACTGTAAACCGTTTGACCTTTGGACAAAGTTCATTTGGTGAGCAATCTACAACCGTGACATTATGGTTTGCTACACGCGCAAGAGTTCATTCTGTTGCGAACAATGTACGCATTAGTGAAAAATATAGGGTTTATGCTGACATAGTTAACTTCACCGTTAACTACACGCCCAACACAAAAGAGATTGTTGACAATCAGAATCTTTATTCCATTAATTGGAAAAATTTTGATTGGCGTATTGACAGCATAAGAGAAACAGATGATCGCATGAAGGTAACAATGACCTGTGTCAGAAATGACCCAGTAACAGCCGTATGACATCGCAAAGCAATCCAGTACTGTATGGCAAAGCAATTCAGTACCAACTGGCAAGCATTGTCACGCCTGTGCCCGTGTATGCGGCGTTCAACAGGAATTACGCTACACAGCCAAAATTCATTACTTGGATGCTGAGAAACGTTCATCAAGACGTCTACACAGGCGTGTATCAGTCAGTTAAAGGCATTGACAGGCCAGTGTTTCAGATAAGCATCTTCACACAACAGATTGAAGACGGTTTCACAATTTCAAATCAGATATTACAATCACTACACGGGTACACAGGCGTTTTAGGAAACCCAAGTGATGGCGGCTTTTATGTCGCTAAAGCCGATTGCCAGTGGCTGTATAACAGCTATGACAATGAAAATAAGTTGGCGCAAATCTTTATTGATTGCACAATAGACATTCCAACATAAGACACGATTTTTCAACTCTTTAAAGGAAACTCAAAATGGCCTTACCAACAAAAATCTTGCCCGGCTTTAGTGCAACACTATATGCACAGCCTAGTGTTACCCCAACACCATTGACCACATCGGCTTTGGCTACTTACGCTACCGTTTCTGCTTTGGCAGTGTCTGGTAACTTAGTGCCTGTAGAAGCAATCCCTGCCTTTGGTCAAGACGATGCTGTGGCTTCTTTCGGTATTGCCGGTTCACGTCAATCTGACAAGATTCCCGTGCAGTCTGCTCCCACAAGCTTGACTATCACTGCGGCTTGGAATCCTTCAGACAGCGTTTTGTTGTTGCTCCGTGGTGACGCCTACAACGGCACAATTGATCGCACGTTTGTTATCTCTGCCACAGACGGCACTGGTATCGTGAACTACGCTTTCAATGGTCGTGTTAGCCAATGGAATATTGACTCAGCCCCAAGTGCTGAAGCAAAAGTGACTTTCACTATTCATCCCCGTGGCAATCAATTCGGTTGGTCAGCTAGTACTTAATCATGTCACTTAAAAACGCGATTGATTTACTGAGTAGCACCTACATGTCCTTTGACCTAGCGGTCAAGGGCATGGAATTGAACGCAAAAGAAGTGGCTGATGCTTTGGCTGAAACCACTCCTGACACAGAGCAAGAAACCGTGTTGAAATTCTTAGCGACACGATTCCCATATGTTCCGTCAGAAACAACAGAACAATAAACATGACAACTACAATAAAAGACAGCAATGAACTTTTGGGTTTTCTAGTAAGCCAAGCCGAATCCCGCAAAGATTGGTTTGGCTTTTCTCAACAGAGAATGACTGCCGTTACATTGGCGCATCAGATCGCGCAAAATCACGCAGACAAAATGACCCCTGAAGAAGTTGTAAGTTATGCGTTACAACTCAATCATTTAATTTTCCACAAAATTATCAAGGCGACCTGACAAATGTCAACATCTTTCAAAATTGAAGGTTTGAAAGAAGTGCTCGCCGCCTTTGATGAACTCGCAGTGGAAATTGGCGACAAAAAAGCCACAAGCAAAATTTTA